GGCCGAGTTGTTCTTGATGGTGAGATAGAACGAATGCCCTGAAATGCTTTCCGCAGCCGCGTATAAAAGGGCCGCTGTCGATGACGTATCCGTGAACGCTCCGCTAGGCCCCGTTCGAGTGATAAGCCCACCGAGCATGGCGGCAGCCGTAAGGGTGCCCGCGCCTGCTGTGGTAAGATTGGTGTTTGCATCGCTGCCGAAGTTATCGGCAAGGGCCGCGATATCAGCAGGTGTCGTCGGGAATGTTTGGCCCGAGGGCCTACCGTTCGACTGAACGCCGACAACATATGTAGTTTCATTTCCAACGAGGGCCATAGTCGTCTCCTTTAAAGCGCCTGAAGCGCCAGCTAGATTTCACGGAAGAGAATTATTTCTCTCCAAGCTCTTTTTCATGTCTCTTGAACATATCCTGGTATTCTTTAACGTGACGCGCGTGCATTTCGCTCTTAGAGCCATGTTTTCCGCTGTCATGGGCGTGATGCTCGTGCTGATGTTTGGAGTGAAGCTCCATCCGCTCCATCTGGTGACGCGCAGGGGCCGGGATTCCGTCATTTTCACCCTTTTCGTCAGACGATTCTTTCTCTTTTGAGGCTTTTTTTACTACGGCCATTTTCCCGCTCTCTTCGTTGCGCTGCAACTCAGGCGAGTCTTTATACATCTTATCAGCACGAGACATTTATTTACTCCTTTATTCGACGGATTTCTTGCCGTACATCTTCGACATGAGCCCTTTAGCTGTCGGCCTTTGTTTCTCTTTTTTGTCCTTATGGAACCCTTTAAGCGTCATGGCTAGATTAGCCTCTTTCCTGATTGCGGGATCTTTGGACTTAAGCGCATCACGAAGCTTTTCCTCGGGGATTTTCTCCCCCTCAGCAACGCCCAAGTGACGGTGGAGAGCGCCTCTATCCTCTACGGCGCTCTTGATCCATCTTTTCTTTTTCTTCTGTTCGGTCATTGTGTCACCAGATTGATTGATCGTTTGGGGAGGCTTTCTATCTTGGACCTAAAAGCATCCATGGCTTTTTTTGCCGTATCGTTGAGAGGCTCCATGTACAAATTCGGCTCTCCATCAAACTCGATCACTGCCCCCGCCGAAAGAAGTCCCATTTCAGGCGAATGGAAGTGTCCAATAAGTTTGTAACGAGGCCTTTCTTCGTCCATTAAGCTACCCCCATAGAAGAATTGGCTTCATCTTTTCCTTCTATTTCTTCTCGCAGGTGCTTAATTTTATCGTGGACAGACGGACTGATTTCTATTTTTCTCCCTCTAGGATTTTTTATGCGCGCACCAAGGATTTGTTTTTTCTGAGGTCCGTTAAGCACGCTGACCCTGCGTCCTTCCTGTTTTGCAAGGGCATAGGCATTCTCAAAGGCACTAACTCTACTCACATATGAGTTCCCGGCCTTTTCCGCCGCCTTACGACCTAGGTCGTCAAGTTTCTCAAGAAACGCCATCATGTTCTCACGAGCTTTTGCATTGAGAGGCTCAAGGCTCTCGCAAGGCTCATCTGGCCATGAAATGATCGTGCCAGGCCCATAGAGGACATCATCTGCATAGAATCTGCCATCCCCGACCCGATACACAGGCACATCTTCAGGGACATACACGGGAGCCGAAGAAACAGGAGGTGCTGAAAAAAGCTGCATTGCATTAATCCTTATAGGGTTAGTTGTATCCGGGAGAGCCTTTCGGCTCTCCCGGGGTATTGTTCGTTACGAGGCGACAACGAAGTTCGACCCATAGCGTTGCGGGCTCTTGAGGTCAGGCGCGTTCAGAAGCAGATTTGCCGTGAACGAGGCCGTCTGAGTTCCAGAGCAAGTGTAGTAAACGCGATAGAACCTCGGGAGGCCCGAGAACGTCGAAGGCACCGGAGGGACGGGGATTTTAATCTCCGTACCAGCAACGAGGGAAGTTCCGACAAAAGCAGCCGAAGACGCCAAAGTCGTGTAGGACCCAGGAGAGTACGAGCCGTTATCGGGAGCAGCCTGCACCTCGATGGTGATTGTGTCGGAGCCCGTGCCAGCCGTGGTGACGACCACCATGACCTCTGGTTGAGCCACGCCATCGCCCGCGCCAATATCAACGCCGAGGGCCGTATCGAGGCCACCAGCGCCCTTCATGGCAGGAGCAGTACCAGCGCCAGCGCCCGTAACATCAAAGACGTTCGTGGATGCCGCACTTGTGGTGATAGCCTGAGCGGTCGAGAAGTTAGAGCCGCTCGTATAATCAAAGAAACCCATTGTTTGTACTCCTTTAGAGGTGTTGTTGTCTGAGCGGGCCTTTTATTAGGTTATGCGCGTTTCAGAGTTGACGAGAGCGTCCACGATACGGACAGGGATGCCACGCCACTCTACCACAGGTTCGCCCGCGTACTCTTTCATGCTAAGCAGCACGTTCTTATCGCGGATGGCCTGAACATCAAGCGCCGTTCTGACGGTACGATTGCAGTAGATGGCTGGATTAATGCCGGGGACAGGATCACCAGGTGCGTCCGTCTCTGTAATGCCAGACACACGGCGCGTAAGCGACGGGATTTTGTTGACCATTCCAGCCAGAAACACGTTCAGATCGGGAGGAGTCGTTCCGAGGAGGCCTGCCGTAGTCGTGTCGATATTGCAAATTCTGGCATTGTACTGCCAGTTTTTGATTGCAAGACCGAGTTTCCACTCGAAGTATGACGTATAGCCTTCGTAACCGTTGCCATTTGTGTCGTACAACTCACGAACGTCGCCTTTATCTTCGTAGATGAGGCCCGCCTGAGATCCTTTCGGGAAAATGGAGAAGGTCGAGTTATCGCCCCAACCCACAAACCACATGGATGTGTTCGAGGACCCCGTTCCGCCAGCATCAATCACGTTCTTTGCCGTCTGAGCTGTCGCGAGAGTTACGGTGTTATAATAAGGAGAGAATCCTGTGAACTGCTGAGGATTAACGGCCTCGTTCGCATACATCATGGCATAAGCGACTTGCTGGCTCATCCCCTCGATATGAGACTGGTCCTGATTCCATCGGAATTTACCGACTTGTCCATTTAGCGTTGCCTCGGCCTTATCGACCTTGCTGTAGTCCGTAAGCATGCCCATGCCAAACTGGAACTGCGCATTAAGGGGCTTGCTGGACGGGGTGCCTTGGTTGTTGCCGCGCCACGTTGCCTGAGGAAGACCGTCATTGACCGTAACCTTGTGGCCGAGAGGAAGATTTCCTTCCTGCCAGATCATGTCTTTCAGAATATCGTTCGTTTGAGCGAGCAGCCACGCGATGTCCGCGATAGTTCCATCGGGATCTGTCATACGCGCCCAATCTACGAGATTGGGATATACGTTCGTGCTAAAAGCCATTGTATGTTCCTTTCATTACGGCGATCCGTTTTTGACGGTCCGCTCGATATTGTTAGTTGTCGCTCCCGTAGCGCTTAGCGATTTTGCTGAGGACAGTAGGAGCTGGTTTTATGGCTGCGATAGGTCGGCCTTCAGAGAGGGCTATACCTACACGCGATAGGAGTCTTGTGAGATCGGGGTTGTTTCCCATGCCCGTATTATTGAGGGCTGTTTCGAGGCTTTTCTTTTGTTCGGGCGTACCGCCATAGAGTCGAATGACGTTATGGGCGGCTTCGATGCTTGTCTTGAGGCGATTGCCTCCGAACTCCTTGTCGCTTATGAAGGACTCTTTCCACTCGTTCTGCTGATTTTGCCAGAACTGGAAATCGGCCTTCATTTTGCTATCGAGGGCGCTTTTAAGCTCTTCGACATGGTAGTTGACAAGCTTCTGTCCGAACTCTTGAGTTTTTGCCTGGTCGGCCTTTGAAAGCGTCTGGAACTCACCTAGAATCTGGTTAAATTTTCCGACACGCTCTTTATCTGCCTTCAGGTTTTCAGGAATAACCCAATCTTCATACACAGGTAGCGGAGCAGGTTCATCTGACTGCGCTTCTTCTGTCTTTTTTTCAGGCTCGGCTGGCTTTTGGGCTTCGTCGGGCTTGGAATCTTTTGCGTCCGTTGTTTCGGACTCTTTGGCGGCTTCATTTCCATCTTTTGGTGCCTCTTCCTTCACAGACAGGAGAGAGGGCTCTTCTACCGTGGCGCGCGCGCTCTCTTTGGGGGACTCGACGGTATTAACGTCAGGGGCAGGGGAGGATTCTTGCGCGACAGGTGGGGCCACCTGAGCGACGGGATTCTCTACGGTGCTCGACACTTCCTGCATTTGGACTTCAGGCACGAAGATTTCCTCATATATTTCGAGATTAAAACTTAAGGTCTTGAAAATTATACGTGTGCTTAACGATGCGTCATATCCCCCCGTTGGGGGATCGGGCCTAAAGGAGAATACCTTTTTGGATAGCTATATAGACGGCGTTCATGGTGTTTTTGGATTCGAGCTTAAAGCCTATCTTTTTAAGATGGGTTTTAACGGTTTCGCCAGAACAGTTTATGCATCTTGCAATTTCTTTTCTGTTCTTTCCCTGAGAATAAAGAAATAATATCCGTATTTCTTTTTCGGTAAGCTGGTTATTCACTTCTCGTTAGCTTCCTTAAGCATAAGCTGATACTTATCCGGAGCGGCTAACCCTATATCGGCCTGCAAGATAAGACCTATATTCTGTTCGCCCATCTGGAACGCTGAATCATAAGGACGCTCTGACAAGTAGGGAGTGCAACCAACGTGACACCTTACGAGGAGGTCGTACATCCACTTCCGGCCCTCTTTCAGGCTCATGATGCCTTCCACGACGCGGAGGCTATTAGCACGTTTTCGTCCTTCGTTTTTGCGCGCTTCGTTAACCTGTTTGGGATCGGAGGCGTCGAAAGACTCTTCGGCCACGAACTCAGCCTCTTCATTGTCAATTGGGTCGGACATCCGCCCCCCCGTTTTTAAGCATGCATTTTCTCAACTCGTCCACGACTTCGCTATTAGACATGGGCGAGCTTTTTATAAAAAACTCTCCTTTTTCACGAAGAGAATCAAGGGTATCAGCTATTTTACCCCATAGATGTACGTTCTGGAGAGCGCCTAACTCTCTTGCTCTTGCGGCGGCTGTCGAAAGGCCGTCCATGAAGCATTCGATGGATTCTTTGCTTATCATCATAGGATGATTCTCTTTTTCTCTTTGGGGACCTCTATAATCGACTTAGGTGCGAGGTCGATACACCTGTATTTAAGGGCATCTATGGCGTCTCGGATGATAATCATTCTCGGATCGCGCAAGATATGAATGAGTTGCGAGGCTCCACCTGAGGCTTGTGTCAAGGCCGCGATTAACTGAGCAAGAACGACTGGCTGCGTGCGTTTCGTCATGGTGTTGCCCCCGATCCTAAAAGGATGTTGAGCGCTGATTGGCCTCCGCCTATCTGCGTTCCCGCAAGTACTTGTGCCGCTTGAGCCCCCGTCTGGACAGCCCCCGCACTTTTCTGTGCTACGTCCGCCTGATGGGCCTCTGACTGCATCTTTTGCTGCTGCTGAATTTGCTGAAGCTGGGAGCGCCGTACGGCCTCTATGTGCTCCTTATCGAACAAGATAACCTGATGGTTGCCAAGGAGATCGTTCATAATACGAATGTATTCATCTACGTTGAGTAAATCCTTCGCGCTCGGGAAGATGCTTGACAAATTTCCTATAAGGGCTGCGATTCTCTCAAGGCCTCCCGTAGCTGCGGCCTTCTGGCTCAAAGCAAGCATTGATACAAACTCTATATCCAACGGCATTCCGCGCAGTGATGGGGGCGGATCGTCAATCATTCCCTTTCGCTGAAGAATGGCGTAGATGCGCTTGAGTTTTGGCTTAAGGCTTTCACTTAGCAGACTCTCGATCACCGGGCCTAGCACCTGAAGCTTTTCTTGCACCTTTTGGGCGACCTCATAGGCCGTCATGCGCCCGTTATTTTGCTCGAGCATGAGGAACAGGTCGTTGAAGAACCCGACCTTAATCCTA